AGAAACTCGTTACCGGCCACAAACACGCCCGACGGGACTGTGGTGGTTGCCGACACATACAGATGCTTACCGATGTCCGATGCCGCAGCGGTTGTGTTGAGGCTTTGCGGGATGCTGCGGTAGCCAATAGTGAACCCTGTACCAAGGCTGTCGTTGACCGTTGACGCCGACGCCAGACCTGTGATGGTCTTGTTTGTCAGCGTCTGAGTAGCTGTCAGATAAACGCCGTTCGTCACTGTGCCAGCGTTGCCCGATATGTCGCCGGTGATAGTAGACGTTGTGATTGTGACGCCGCTGATCGTGCCGCCGGTGATAGCGACGTTGTTGGAGTTTTGGCTGGTGATGGTGCCGTAGGTCGCAATGTTATCGACGGACCATTGCAGCACGTTAGTCGCGCTTTCCAAGACTACCTTGTAGCTAGTAGCTGTAGAGAACCACAGGTTACATTCGCCGCGGGAATCCAGAATAACTGGATTGGTGTTGGGTGTAACCCCTGACGCATCAGTGTACGTCTGCAAAGGGGTTGTCGTACCAGCAGCATAGGTATAGACCTTGCCGCCAACCAACGGGCTACCGTTAGCATCGAAAAATTGTGCTTTAGGTTGTTGAGCAAGAACAGTCATAGCTAGGCCTCAATTAAAGTTATCAGTAACCGTCAGTATAACGGACGGAATTGCGGGTGCAGGGGCGGCGGCAGCCGCTGCAACAATTTGGCATCCTGTATCATCAGTAGAAAAAACCAGTTCAAAGTAATCGCCTGCGTTTAGCTTTACCACATAATTCCATGCGGCGACAACTGCTGCGCTACTTCCAGCTAGAGTTACTTTTCCCGCAGAGTTTGCCACATTGACACCATTCACTCTGTACCAAATAAAAACATTTCCTGCGCCGGCGCTGGCTTTGACAAGTTGCGCGGAAAATTGAAAGTTGTAAATGCCTATGCGGTCCACAAACACTTGCGATGTAGTTGCGCCGATGTAAACGCCATCAGTTATGTCTGTGGTGTTGAGCGTTATTGGATACGCCGTATTGATGGCAGCGGCTGTTTGTGTGGTCGTATTGTAGAACACGCCGTTGCGGCTATCTTCAAGTTGCGGTGTGTACAGCGGAGCCAAGTCTTGCCCCAAAGACGAACTTGCAGCCGAGTTAGCTTGACCGCCGCCCGCCTGCGTAAATATATTGAAAAAATACCTGTACCATTCCCGCGTTACCATACCGTTTTCCGAGTCAGTGATCGGCACACGCGACGCGGGGATGCGGGTAAGTTGGTCGTTAGGCATTTGTGCCGCTCAGTTGCAGTTCAGCGCCGGTCAAGTAAATACGGACAGGGTCACTGCCAGACACTTCGTAGACGCGGTCGCGCAGCTTCAGCGTCATGCCAAGCCGGCGCCATATGACGCGAGTGCCAGTTGCGCCAATCTTGCCCATAGCCGCCCAGTGTTCGTTGGACCATGTATGGCCGCCATCGTCGGACCAGCGGAGCATGGCTTGCGGATCACTTCCTTGGCCGTCGTTCAGGCCAACGCCTGTTTCGCACTGAAGCTGCAAGCTATGGTTTGCTGTACGCGTGAGATTGTTTTGGCCTGTCGGCAGAGCGCGCCACGACCGCAACCAACGCTGCGCTATATCGTTGTCCGCAAAAACGTTTAGTTCAAACGTGTAGATGTTGCCGTTGGCGTAGTCACCGACGATGATGTTGCCTTGGAAGTTACACTGGCAGTTGCTACGGTGGCGTGAGAACGCACCGCTGACGCCAGAAGGTGTGAGCGGCAGCACCGTGTAGAACGCTTCGGTATAGAACGATTCGGCCTCAAACGCACCTTCAGTTGGCGCAAGGGCGGCGTAGGATGACCGCTGATGCCATGCGCCAGTGGCAGCGTCATACACCCATGTTTCATCCGCGGACGGAAATGACAAGACATAGAACGCATGGCCGTCCTGCTGGTAGGTGTAGCCCACAGCGTCGCTCATATCTAGGTAGTTTTGGATTTGCCATTCAATCGCGTGCGTAGAAATACGCTGCGCGCTATAGCCCGCAGCCCTGTAAATGACGCCTTGGCCGCGCGCGTCAGCGCCCAGCCAGAACACAGTGTTGTCCATCTTGGCGATGGAGTATGGCGCAGCGCAACCGATTTCGTTGAACGCGCCTTGGATTGGCGATAGCGGAAAGTCTAGCCCGCCAGAGTTGTACCACACTTCGGTCGAGTCAGTACCAAACACCCAACATTCGCGGTGGTCTACGAGTATGCCAACGACGCCATCAGGGCTACCTTCGGCGCTGGCGAACTCTAGCGGGTCAATCTGGAAGCCATCAAAAAGCTGCGTTACCCAAAGTTTCTGGCTATTAGGCTCGTTAAATACAAAATAGCCGTCGAGATAGCCGACAGTAACCGCGCCGGGGAAGTCAGGGTCGGTGATCTGCCCAAACGTGTTGGTTGACTCATCGTAGATATACGCGTCAGGATTGCAGGCAAAGAATATCTGTGTGCCGTTGTCGGCGATGGACACAGGGCCAGTGCCGGTTACGTCGCCTAGCTTAGTGGGTGTTCCAGTAAGGCTGGACAGCTTGTAGACTTCAAAGCCAGACACAACGTAAAAGTCATCGCCGCGTGTCTGGTGCGCCCATAGCCCGCGGATCGGGCCTTCACCTATAACTTGCTGAAGCTGCAAGCCGGGGCAACGCTGGATAAACGCCGGCTCTATGCCGCCTTCTGGCACAGCTTCTGGAAACAAGTTTACCATGCGTGCGTTGGCAGCGTTTATTGAACGGGCCACATACGCGCTGCCCAGTATGGGCGTCTTCATTAGTAGTTTCCTGCAAAAATGTTATACCGCTGGCGCGATGCAATAAGGCTGTATGGCATCGACATGATGTCATCAGGATTGTTGATGCGCTTCAGGTTGCGCTTGGAATACATAGCTATGCGCTGAACTTGTGGCGACGGCTCTTCGCCAAACTCAGGCGCTAGTTCGCACGCTAGGTTATAGCGGAACGCACGCAGATAGCCGGGCGGGAACGAAAGGACTGTGTCAAGCGTTGCTGGCTGTGTCAGTTCTTCGACCGAAATGAAATGCCATTCTAGATCGCGCGTCGGGCGCGGGTAGATAAACATTTCAATGTCAGGATACGTCATGTTGGTAAAGATAACCTGCGGGAACGTAGAGGACACGGTCTTGACCGCGATGCCATCATACTGCTGCTGGTTGATCATTTTAATGCCGTAGCTAATACCAGAGCTAGGGTCTTTGAAATACGTAGCGTCATCCAGCAAGATAGGACGGTTGCCAACAAAGTTGCCGGTTGGCCCAAGCGTGCGGCTAAGTACGCCAGAAGGCCATGTGAAGACTTGGTCTTGTGTCGAGAAGACAGCGAGGCGCTCAGTGTTCCAGCTATCAATCATCTGGTTCATGGCGCGCAGTGCGTCCTGCGACGTTTCAGCCGATGGAGTTTCGCCTTCTGCTAGAACACCTAGAAGTCTAAGCGAACCGTTGATTGTTTCACCAGCCGTAGCCATGCCAAAATCCCCATAAAACTATTAAAAATGGACGGCCCGAAAGCCGTCCAAATTAATTATGCACAGTGAATGACTGCAAAGTTAATCACTATTGCTTCCGACAGCGAACCGCCAGAAATGTTGCGTAGTGTGATGCTGACAGTGCCTGCACCCAAAGAGTTTGCAAATACGTTGTATGATCCGGGGGTCGTTTGACCACCAGAAATAGTTAGTACAACAGTGTCATTTGCAGAAATAAAGCTGTTGTTCAGCGTGAACGTAGCGTTAGTGGCAGTAGCCAACGACGCGGCGTCCATTGTAATACGGCCAGCCGGCTTGTTCAGCGTAACTGCTGTTGACTTGCTGGTAGCCTGCGTAACCGTACCCTGTGCTGCGGCGGTGTAGCCGATTTGCTCATCAGCCAAGACATATTGTGCGCCAATAATGTCTTGGTCGAGGAAGGCAACACCAATAGATTTGTTGTTAGCCATTGATTTTCTCCTGAAAAGGATGCCCCGACCGAAGCCGGGGCAAACCTATTAGCCAGCGATACGGTACAGGTTGTACGTAGTGTCGCTTGTTTTAACAGCGCGGAACAATACGCTCTTAGAAGCAACGCCTGCGCCTGAACCAACCAAGGTCCAGCCGGTGCCTACTACGATAGTAGGAACGCCGGTGCTGGTAGCAACCAAAGCAATATCAAATGCTGAGTTTGTTTTTGCGCTGCTGATGGTTGCGTTAACAATAGCAACTGTTGGGAGTGTAAGGTCGGCTGTACTTGCAGAAGTGTAGACAACCAGACCACCGCCCAAATCGGCAGCAGTTAGGGTAGCTGCTGCGGTGTATGCAACAGCAACAGGGGACGTGGTCATGTTAACTTCGGTAAGGTTGCCGTCACCGAGTTGATAGCCGCCAGCGCCATTAGGTAAAGTAGGCATAGTAAAAATCCTTTAAAATAGTTGGCCCCCGGCGAACCGAGGGCCGGTATTAGATTAACCCCACATCCG